AAGTAGGAATTGCAAAATCTGTTGCACAAGCTAATCCTAATGATGCAACAGCACAACAGAATCTATCTACTCTTTTAGAAAATGCACAAAGAGAAATTTCTACAAACTCTAATGTTTTTGTCACTGGTAGAAGTGTTAGTTTTGGATCTACAATTACTGATGCGGTTGTACGTATTCTTGAGTCACTAAACCCTACAACAAGTAATGCAACTGGTACATTAGGCACAACAGGTCGTCTATTTGCAAATTTTGGCAAAGAAACAATATCTGCACTACACGGTATAGAAGCAGTTACTACTCCTGATCAAATGTTTGAGATTGTACGAAACTCAGCATTGGGTGCAATGCAAGCTAGTAGTATGGCATACGAGCAATCGTCATCCAGGAATAATACACAAATACTAAGCGGTATGTTAAATACAATAAGAACAATACCTGCACAAGTGTCGCAAACACAAAATGCTAATGCCGAAGGACAACTACAGCGTACAATGACAAATTTAGCTGCTGATTTAACTAATTCGTTTGAGACAGCTATTAATAGCACGTTAGTTCCCAGCGTTGATAGACTTGTAGCAATTAGTACATCGCACGCAGACACAAGTGATAAAATTAGAAGAGGCATAACAAATATGTCCGGTGATATGTTGAGGAGCACATAAATTGAGTTGGAAAAAACACTTCACACCAGTACAAACTGGTGACAATCCAAACGGAAGCTACGGACCTATCAGCGGTGGATCAGCTGGATCGCGTCCAGGACCTGCACGTTCAAATTATTCAAGCTACCTACCCGACGTATATGTAGGCTCGCCTAACAGAGTTGAGCGATACGGCCAATACAATACTATGGATATGGACAGCGAGGTTAATGCTGCACTAGATATCCTTGCTGAATTTTGTACACAAACAAATGATGAAAACGGTACTAACTTTAAGTTTAGCTTTTTTAAATCAGCAACAAACAGCGAAGTTACTATCCTAGGACAATACTTAAAACAGTTTTGTAAACTACAAAAGTTTGAAACACGTATGTTTCGCATTTTCCGTAATGTATTTAAATACGGAGATGCAATCTTTATTAGAGATCCTGAAACTAAAAAATGGTTTCACGTTGATCCTGCAAAGCTAACACGCATTATTGTTAACGAAAGCGAAGGTAAAGTTCCTGAACAATACATTATTAAAGATGTAAATTTAAACTTTACTGAAATGGTTGCAACAACACCTTTCCAAACAACAGGTAACATTACCGGCGGTGGTGGATCAGGTGGCGGATACTTTACAGGTGGCTCTAGAGGAATGGTTGGCAATGCTCCTCAACAAGCCGGAAGTCGATTTAATGTTGAAGAAGGTGAAGTTGCAATTAATGCAGAGCACGTTGTACATTTAAGCCTAAGCGAAGGACTTGATCAAAACTATCCGTTTGGAAATAGTTTGCTTGAATCAATATTTAAAGTATATAAACAAAAAGAATTACTCGAAGATGCTATTATCATCTATCGTGTACAACGTGCGCCAGAGCGCAGAGTATTCTACGTTGATGTGGGTAATATGCCAAGTCACCTTGCTATGCAATTTGTCGAGCGTGTTAAGACGGAAATACATCAAAGACGTATTCCATCGTCAACAGGTGGAGGATCGAATGTCATAGACTCAAGTTACAATCCACTGTCAATTAACGAAGACTACTTCTTCCCTCAAACAGCTGAAGGCCGTGGTTCTAAAGTTGAAACATTACCTGGCGGTACTAACCTAGGAGAGATTGATGACCTTAGATATTTTACTAATAAGCTTGTACGTGGTTTACGAATCCCTAGTAGCTACTTGCCCACTGGGGCTGATGACGGTGCTTCGAGCTTCCAAGACGGCAGAGTAGGTACAGCATACATTCAAGAGTTGCGGTTTAACAACTACTGTGAACGCTTACAAGGTTTGGTTATTGAAGAATTTAATCAAGACTTTAAACGTTATCTATTGGAAAAAGGTGTAAACATTGATACATCGATGTTTGACATACAATTCCAAGCACCGCAGAACTTTGCAGCATACAGACAATCAGAATTAGACAATGCTCGTGTGCCTACGTTTACTCAAATGAGTGCAATACCATATATGTCAAATAGATTTGCACTTGAGCGATTCCTTGGAATGAGCAAAGAAGAAATTGCAGAAAACGAAAGACTGTGGCGTGAGGAAAATGATGAAACTCTCGGCGCACAGCAAACTGACACTGCTGGAGAAATGAGAACTGCCGGTATTAGTGGAGCAGGTATCGGAGCAGACTTAGGCGGAGTTGAAGACGAACTACCAGGCGGTGAAGAACCAATTGACGGTGGCGCTGGCACACCACCTGATACTGCCACAGGACAAAGTATAGGTGGGACAGCAGGTCCTACGGGCGAACAGACTATCTAGAGTATAAATAACAGTATGATATTAAGAGAACTTTTTTATTACGACAAGGAAACACTAGAGCCTACTGAGGATCAATCATACGATCCACAGTACGACGATTCTATCGTAAGAAGTTCTGACAATCGAAAAACTAGGCTTACACTGCGTCAGATAAATCGTGCCCGTAAAGCTGCTGAACTACATACAAAAGAACAAGCAAATGAAATTGAATTTGTTAGACAAATGTATGGGTTAGCTGCTCAACAAGCAGCTGACAGCGGAATGTAATGACAAAGATTGATAAATCTAACTACACTAAAGAACAAAATAAAAACTTATTAGAAGCGCGAAGGGCACAAAAGTCGTTACAAGCTTCTATTCCTACTTCTAGTACTACGTTAAAACAAATTAGTGCTCATACAAATAAAGAATACGGATTTGTAATAGGCAATGGTACTAGTAGACAGCCCATTAATCTTACTGAGCTAAAACAATTTGGTAAACTATATGCTTGTAATGCAGTATATAGAGAATTTGATCCTGACTACTTGGTTGCTGTAGATGTTAAAATGATTCTAGAAATTAATAACAAAAGATATCAGTATAAGAATCCTAATGTTTGGACTAATTTAAATAAAGCATATAAACGATTTGAAAATTTAAACTTTTTTAATCCTAGTAAGGGATGGAGCAGTGGACCTACTGCGCTATGGCTAGCAGCACAACACGGGTATAAAGACATATATATTTTAGGGTTTGATTACAAAGGACTGCCTGTTGGAAACAAAGTAAATAATATATATGCAGGAACTGAAAATTATAAAAAAACTACAGATAGTGCAACTTATTACGGTAACTGGCTTAAACAAACTGCAACAGTTATAAAAGAAAACACTAATATTAGATTCCATAGAGTAATAGCATTAGATAACTTTACACCAGAAGAACTAAATAAATTTAGTAATTTGAAAACAATTTATATCGAAGACTTCCAAAAAATGTTTGGAATATGACGAAATCTTTCCAAAAGGCTCGTTTTGGGCCTATATCTACATACATTTTATTCTCTATACTAAATAATAATGACAGCCTTACCATAGGTATAAAACTTTTACAGGAGAAATAAAAATGGCAGACTTAAAGAAATTTGAAGAAATGCTTGAGCGCTTAGTCAATGAAGACAAAGAAGGTGCTGAAGAATTATTTCACGAAATCGTGGTAGAGAAATCACGTGAGATTTATGAATCACTTTTAGAAACAGATTTAGAAGATGATGATGAAGAAGTTGATGAAGCAACTGATGAAGAAGTTGATGAGTCAGACGACGAAGAGCTAGACGAAGCTGACGACGAAGATTTAGACGAAGCTGACGACGAAGAGCTAGACGAAAATTTTAACTTGGACGAATTCGAAGTTGAAGCAGACCCAATGGACGCAATGATGGGCGGCGACCCAGCTGACGCAATGATGGGTGACGTTGAAATGCCTGATATGGGTGACGAAGAAGGCGAAGAAGTCGAAGGCGGCGATATGGAAGACCGCGTAATGGACCTTGAAGACGCACTTGAAGACCTAAAAGCTGAATTTGATGCACTAATGGCTGGCGATGACGGCGATATGGACGGCGAAGAAGAGCCTGAAATGGATATGGGTGCTGATATGGACGACGAAGAAGGCGATATGGACGACGAAGAAGGCGAAGAGCCAGAAGAAGAGTCATATGCTTTTGAATCAGACAAAGACAAAAGCAAAGAAACAAAATATAAGAAAACAGCTGGCGAACAAATGCGCGAGTATGTAGAAAAGGTATCTGCTTCAATGGGCGACAATGGTGCAAACACCAAGTCAATTATGGCAAAACCAAATAATATGGGTGGTACAAGTGCTAACATTGCAAAAGGTACAACTGAGCAAGGCGTTGAAGCTGCAAAAGGTAACTTAAAAGGTTCAGCACTAAGCGATCAAAACCCAAAAGATATGTCAACTGGTAACGTAAATGTTCCAGGTGGTAAAGCTGCAAAAGCAGGTAAAACTGTTCCTGCAGGTCATGGCGCTGAGAAAAAAGGTAAGCCAGAAACTGCTGACAAAGCTGCAACAAGCACACTTAACAAAGTGTCAAGTCGCGCTAAGTAAGCAAGAAGAGGGACTAATAGATGAAAAACTTACGAGAGCATTTGACATTCGATCAAGCAGGTTTGATCGTTGA